TGGTCACGTTTCCAGCATCGTCCGTTGCCTTGATTGTTATTCCGTAATAATGTCCGCTCTGGCTGTAACTGGACTTATTTGGAGCTGTTACTGTAGCTTCATATTTTCCCGTATTACTGTTAAAAGTAAGGGTGTGAGTCTGTCCATTTACAATAGCTTGTACTTGCTTTACTGACATTTATGTACCTCCATTTCATAATTCATTCTATATTTAACTTTTCGCAAAGTTTATTAATAAGTTTCTCTTGTTGGTCAATTTTCTTTTTCTGTGCTTTTAGCATTGCGAACATTGCAGGTATCATGATACGTTCGTTCCAGTCCTCAACAAGTCCGTTTTGATGCCGAGTAGCTTCTGGAAAGAATGCTTCTACGTTCTCAGCAATAAACATCGGGATATATCTTCCTTCATTCTCGTCCCCTTTAACTAGATATCCCTTTTTGTATTTCGCCCACGTTGGTTCGATATTGTACCATTCTTCAATTTCTTGCTCCGAAATATCGCTTCCGATATCTTTATAGCGTTTCGAGGATGAAGATTTCAGCATCAGCTGTTTGTATCCTGTACGTCCATCCCAACAAATAGTATTTGATGATGTCGTATACTCCATGTCTTCTATCTTTGGTGATTTTGCGAAAGATGCAGGATTAGTAACAGTTAAATTTTCAAATGTACCAGTGTCAGCCGATACCTCTGTGGCATATACGTTTAGACTGTTATCATTCCAACTGATTCCCCAATTTTCACTATTTTCAATTTCAATATCTACTTCATCGTCAAAGAACTTCTTGATATCAACAGGGAATATTCCATCGCTTGAAAACTGTACACCTGTATATTTCATGTATTTTGAATTTTCTTCGTAGCTTGTAAATACAGTATATCCAGAGCGATCAATTAATCCTTTAACAGCATTGCTGGCATCTTTAATTTTCAGATAACCGTTCCCATTCTTTTTGCCGCCCAAGGTAACTGTTCCACCAAGAAGAGCATCAAGGCTGACGTAGAGACGCCCATTGCTATAATATAATCCCTTCCAAGCCCCGTCATTAGTCAGAATGCTAACTATTTGCTCCTGCGTCAAATTGTCTATATCAATAACGACCGCCACGCTCTGCATATCCATCAATGTCGTAGTATCACCGGATGCATATAATTTACATCTAACATTCGTCACATCTCTAGGAATACCAATGGTTGAGCCATTGGAGCTTGCTACTGCTTGACCTGAACTATTTGTTAAAATAGAATACAGATAGTGCGTTACTGTATCCTCATCGGTTGAACTAACATAAATGGTTTTCCAAGTACTTCCATCAACAGTTTCTTCAACGACGAATCTGCCTTTATAAGGTACTCTAGCAGCTGAATCACCATCACGATAATACGCTTTAAAGGTTATAAAGTTTGGACTAATCACTTTGTCAGAGCCACGTTTCAGGACGTTGCATGATGGCTCAATAATGTAAGTTCTTCCAGGCTTTCCATCAGTACCCTGTTTCTGCTTGGACACAGTAAATCGCTTTGTAACTGCAAGATTATTCAGGTATACTGCCTTGATATCCACCCATCCATTGTCTGCCGATAATCCAGTAACCGTATATGTATGAGTAGTTAAATCCCACGAGCCAGTCACAAAGTCCGATTTGTTGACTGTATAGCTACAATCATTTGTGATATCTGACGATCCGTACATAACTTTCGCCGTAGTTGCCACTGTCGGAAATACCGGAATGTTTCCGTCTGCATCAGATGTGATCGTCTGCATATCGTTTGACAGCTGGAATGTCATATTCTTGGCAGATGCAATATTCTCATCCATGTTTTCCAATTTATCGGACAATGTCATATTTCCGATAATCAAAACATCTGGGTCGATAACAACCGTTTTGGTATCCATATCAACTTGGAAGATGATATTTCCACTCTTATCCTTTACGGTAATCGCACCTGTGTTAATCCAGTCAGCATTTAATCCTACGGCTGTGAGGATTCTTACAATCGTATCGCCATCAACAGTCATACCGCCATTCCACGTTTGACCACCATCTGTAGATACGCCCCACGCCTCGGAGGTCATCTTCCAAATTGCTTTGGATTCAGCGAGTGTAGGCTTATCATGCAAATAAAAAATCCGGCTTCCATCTTCCTGTATTTCTTCGGTGGTATATACACCAGTGGCCGAATCAATTCTTTTTCCAAATTCTTCAAGAGCTTTTTCTCTCTCGGTTTTTTCCTGCTTAACCATATTTCTTGCAGCAACAAATGCCTGCGTCGCCTGGGAATATCGGGTGCTGCTATTTTTAGCAGCGCTTTTGGCATTACAAGCTATCTTCTGACCGGATCCCGGTTTCAATGTAGTTGTGGTAAGTAGCGATGTGTATATTTTTCCATTTCTATCCACAATAATCAGTGAATCTCCGGCTTCCAGAGCCACATCTGTAGGGCACTCGGATTCAAATGGTCTAAATCTCATGCCAACGCATTTTTCGGCAATCATTGAAGCAATCGTCTGGCCATCGCCAACACGAATTAATTTATTACCAGAAATTCCAAGGACATATCCCTCTGTACCAACCATGTAAGTTTGCGGATTATCAGAAGAGGATTCGCTGTATTCAGTCACTTTCACGCCTGTGATTACTACATCTGTATGATGCGGTGTAAATCCATAGGTGGTTTCTATTTCAGAAATGTTACCTTTTTCGTCAGTTGCAAAAAGCCTCAGAATCCCATCATTTTCAAGAAGCGTACCATTGTCAGCCGACAACACACCATCTGAGTTCGAGAAGTTAAGATTAACGTTGCTTCCGTCCTGTATTTTTAATACTCCAAGTTCATCAACTGTAAGTTCTTCTTCATTGACAGAGCCGTACCAATTAATGCACAATCTGCCATATTCATCGCATCTCATCCACTGACAGCCAATCTGAGCAACCCACTGTAGAACCTGGCGAAATGTTAAAGCTTCGTCATTTGGGCGATTCTGCACGATATAATCATCTCTGTCAAATGATGTTGTTTGCAACGTAACTCCACATACTTCACACGCATCCCTTACAATCTGCCCTCTGGTTGCCGGATATTTCAATTTGCTGTCGGAATAGTTCCGGTCAAACTTCCGCATATTATCTTCGCACGTAAGGTCTATGGTCACCGTTTCGTCTTCCGGCTGTTCAACTACTGTTGCTGTGCAAATACGTGTTTTTTCAATAACCGTATTTTTATGAACTATGATTGTATCACCGGTTGAATCCAGTATTTGTTCTCCGGCTGAATCTAACAGTTCACTTGTATCCTCATCTTCAATCTGTAATCCAACATAACATATGACTTCTGCTCCCTCAAAATCGTAATCGGAGTACTCACCGTCAAAATTGTTAATACTAAGATTCAATACATTAATGATTGCAGAACCGATGTCAAAGCTACTATCCCCGGACACGGAATCTTCAAACGAGAATCCATTTGCCCACAGATTGGCACTGGTCAGATTAAGTACAGTTCCGTCTGTAAGTGTGATATCTGCATACTTGAGGTACTGCACGTCCATTCCGCTCTTAACTTTTTCTTTCCATCTGTCTGATAAAATCCTCATGTTCTACCTCTCAATCACATCAAAACTGATAGATTCTGTTCTCTGGTTTCCATGCCACCACCATTTAACAGGCGCACTCCTGTCGCCAACATAAAATGTTCTGGTTTCGTATTTTCCAGACATCATATCTGGATATGTAATTTGGATGTACTCGGGATTAAATGCTTGGAGAATCTTAGCTGTAGTAGCCCAATCTTTACCGTTCCACTGCAAAGCTAATTTCCTTTTTTGCGCTACCCTGTTTTTATGCATGACAGAGTCATCAGATCTTCCTGATTTTGCCGCTGATACATCCTGTAATCCCCATGTGTAGGAAGACGGGCAAGGCATCGAGACACCGTTTACTTTTAAAAATATTTCTGCCATATAACACCTCATAAAAGAAAAAGCACCTTCCCGAAAGAAGATGCTTAATTACACGAAAATAGCGCCTACGCTCTGATAGACGCTTTATGATTCTTTATTCTATCACATATACAAGGTGAGATTCAGTAAGAAAAAGTTATATTAATGTTTCTTTTGGATATCCAAAATGAATCTTTCGAATTGCTCTTTGCAAAATGTCTCATAATCTGTATTTCCCATAAGAATTGCCCGATTCTTTAATTCTTTCAGTGCCTGCAAAAACATAGGTACATCTTTTTTCTTTACTTTGCAGATTACGACAACATAATTTTTCTCTCTGTGTTTGTAGTCCCCGCAGAATTTTACTCGGACTTTATTCTCTATAAAAATCCTATCAGCAAGGTATCCAGTTGTGTCTATGTATGCAAAATTAATGTATCTGGAAAGCTTTCCAGATTTTAACTGTATGTAATTGACAACGTTTTTCATCCTACCATTTCTCCTTTAACTGATTAATTGGTGTTCCAGCTACTCCGGCACTTTCCCCGCTGTCAGTTGCTTTAAAAAACGCATTCGGAACCTGTGGGTACATAAATTCGAACATCAAATAATTCGCAGCATCGCAAAGATACTCCGTGTTACCGGTTTCTTTATATTTTTTAATGCACATATTGTGTGATTCAATCGCATTTACCAGACGTTCTCCAAAATTATCTTTTGCCGTGCCGTATTTGTAAAAGCTTGTTTCGCACCGGTTTTGTCTCAATTCATCAAATCTGTCTGAATACTCTGCCGGCATTTCTTTTCCAAGTCTACTCATTTCTTTCCCACTTTCTAATTAATTACTGTAATATTTTTGCCTAGAATCAATTCTGGTGTATTATCTGAGGAAATTATCGCCAGATGATTTTGAAACGTTTTCCACTTCATTTATCACAGCAAGAATAAGCTTTTCAACAAACTGTTTTTCTGGCGATCCTACATACTTTTCTCTGAGTCTATCGGATTCGGAGATAAACTTTTCCACAAATTCGTATCGTCAGCCGAAATTGACCAGTATTTCTTGTGAAGTCCCCACACTTCCTGCCATATGGCAAAGTATTTTTGTTTGAAATCCATTATTCCTCCCACATGTTTGTTTATTTATCATTCATTAACTCAATTTGCTCCGAAAGTTTCATTGCGATATTTTTTCGAATATCACCTTTTATGAAATGAAAAATACGATAATTGGTATCTTCTCTGAAATTTATATCAAAATACATGTCAATGCATGATTTATAAATATACTCAAAGCCATAAGCATCTATCAACTCAATCATCTCGTCTGGTACTGTAACAATTCCCTCTACTACGGTTTTTATATATTCTTCTTTCAAATGAACATGGCTTCTGCCTAGTTTAATTTTGTATTTTTCCAAAAAATATAATATGACATTAGTGACATTTGTTTTCAATTCTTCATACTCTTCGCATCCTACATCATTCCAATATTGGTTTATTCCTTTCCTCAAAAGGATTTCGCTTATTCCCATTCCGAGTGGAGACTGGATGCTCCTTGTTTCCGGTTTACCCGGACATGGAGAATCTACTGGTACTACTTTAGTAGTATCAGAATCTTTAACTCTCTTTTTATAAACCTCATCTAAATCTTTATTATAGTTCTTATTAATTAAAGAGTTTCCATTTTGGGGAAGTTCCATTTTCCCATTTTGGGAAATTCCATGGTTTTTCTTGTTTTGGGAATTTGGAAATTCCTCTTTTGGGGAAAACCAGTGTTTATCATCATTTGACAATACTTTTTCGCGATTTTCCTCTTCTGGTAAATTCTGATTTGAGGAATTCATGTCACTTTGTTCAATTTCGTTGTCTTTGATAATTTCAAGAGCAATTTGTTCTTTCCATTCTTTAATAGCAACATTTATTACTTCATCATTAGGTCTGATATGTGTTGTTGGAGCACCGTTAATTTTGAACTTTTCAACAATCACTAATTTTTTTGCTTTTAATTTTTTCATCGCAGAATCATACTGCTTAGGTGCAACTCTTATTTCGTTTGCCCATTCATCTCTACGCCTAGCAATCCAAAAATAACCTTTCTTTTTGATTTTTGTTCTGACGCACTCATTTTTTGAATCTTTATCAAACCAGTACATAATTTGAGATAATAAAACACCTGCTGTCAAATCACCTGCAATATCGATATAAGCATGTAAAGTATGATTAAATCTATGTGAAAATATGTAATCTACTTTTCTTTCTAATTCATTTTGGGATAATTCTTTGATTTGTTCATTCATAATAGATAACCTCCTTGTTGGTCATTGGCATCTCCGTAATATGCCAGAATCCTTGATTTATAAAAACAGTAGGCAGGTGCATCAAGGTTTACACTTTTCGGCGGCCAACCTAGCCTACTGGTTTTACCAAAATTATTTGTTTCTGCTCTTATTCATCATGTCACGCATGGTGCTGAGAATAAACTCATATGTTGCCTGGTAATCATTGTGTCTCCCATTTGCCATTACGCCTTTTAATTCTTCAAGCATTTCCACAAAAGAACAGATGTCTTGAGATTCTACATTGCAATCAATCAAAAGATAATTTGTGTTATTGATATCAGCAATTCTATTTATATACTCTTTGATTCCTCTTTTTTTCATTAATCCTGGCGCAACCCTATTTTTATGGTCAACATATACAAAACGCTGATATTTTGAAAATGGGCTTTTTATAGCACAAATATAATTTTCCATCTTTTTTCCTCCTATAATTTAAGCTACTTCTAAATAAGCAATATCCTTGAACATTTCCAGACGCTTTTTGCAGTCCTTGTAAATGTCTTTGTAATGCTTGTTTTCGTCAATACCAGCTTGTATACAATGAAGAATAATATTTTCAGCAACAGTAAGACTACTGAGTTGTTGAGCTGTGGCATTATCTCTTCCAGATATACCGCAAATTTTGTTTGTCAATTTGGTGTATGCGACATACATTTTATCGGAATGCAAGGATCCCTGTTCTTCAGCGTACTCGACTAGCTGCTTAAGGACATCGGTTTCGGCCTTTCTCGTAAGTTTTCCCTGTTCTCTTGTTTCAAGCCAGTGCTTACTTTGCCGTTCAAAAATGAATTGTTGCATCAAATAGAATTGTCGTACCAGTTCCTTCTTAAACTTCCGAGTAATTTCACTATTTCTTAAATAGGTCATAAGCAATGTGGCTTGTTGCTGATTCAGTATATAAACCTTTTCTTTTTGACCACTTGCCAAAGGTTCCATTTCAAATCGAACCTTTCCAAAATCTTCAAAATCTGTTAAGTATTTCTGAATAACTGCTGTTATCGAATGATGCTTATTATTTGTACCAACTGCAATTATTCTACTATCAGTAAAAGCTTGATTATTTTTAATATTTACTATTTCCATGTAACTCCTTTCGTTCGCAACTGCTTATGCAGGCAGGATTTTACCAAATAAAAAAGAGCACACCAAAGAATCGTGAGGTTTTCCTCGTTTCATCTTTAGTGTGCTCTCTTCAACAAATGTAATAACTATTTCTCGTTTAGTATATCAAATTCTACCGCAAAAATCAATATGCCGGGGACGGATTCATGCGGTAATCTGTGCTATTCTGAGCCTTTGTGACAATTCGCGCCAGTTCACGCTCGTTCACTTTGATGCTGTTCATAATGTACTCTGGTGAAGAACCACCAAAGCCCCCATTGTTCATCAAAGCAGTAACTACGCCACGCTCAACAGCTTCCATGATCTCATCTTTTGTAAGTCCCATGTTGCCGTCATATCCGGACATGATGCTGTCGGCAATGGATTTCATGACTTTCTGGTTCTCGAGTGGAAGAACGGCTTCCTGTCCTGCTTCACCAACACCAATGACAGATGCATTTTTGAACAAACCGCCTTTAGCGTACCAGTTCGGACTATAGACAGGGGTTGAACTGGTACCGCCGTTCCCAAGGCTATGTGTTTTCCACTGAGAAATATAATACGAAAGCGTAGGCATTCTCACGGATTTCATTCCATTTCTTAATGATTGAGCCGCATTATGACCAATGCTGTACATATCACTGAATGCGCTGCGAATAGTTCTCATAAAGCTATTTAAAGAGCTATCCATACTCTTTGACATACTTCCAGAAACATAAGAAGAGATATCTCTTCCGATATTCTCCCATTTCTTATAAGCAATGTTGTACTGACTTTGGAAATGGCTTGTTACAGATTTGTCCATATTTCCAAGCTCTGTACTTACGGCATTTTTCATTTCCCTGGCTTTCAATGTAGCTTCTCTGGAAGAATTGCCCCATGAACTCGTGGTAGTGCTTTCCATGCCTTTCATGTAAGTATCGGCTTGCTTCTGGATTTCCGAGAAATCATCTGTGGCACTCTTGGCCATTGTGTTTGTAGCTGACTGAGTATCTTTTGATGCCTTACCAACAGAAGAGGAAATTGTCTGCTGTGCACCAACGATATTTTTGTCCGCTGCTGATTTTGTAGCTATTGTTGCATTCGGGAAATCTTTCGATAATTTACTGTTCAATTCATCGAGCGGAACACCCGCGTTTTTCAATGAAGTATAAACTGCATTTAGTGCATCAGTTGTATTGCTGTATGGGACTTCACTAATCATATTCCATGCAGTCGTATAATTCCCCCCAAATTCAGCGGAAGAAAGGCTCAATGCGTACAGAGTATCTTTCAAATTATCAACGCTGATCTTTGACGTATCAAATTTGCTTGCAGCTTCAGACACACCTTCTCCAAGAGCAGAGATTTGATTAGTCATGCCCTCAACAAATTCAGCCGATACGCCAGCCTGTGCGCCATACTGCTCAAGAGCTGTTCTAGCCTGATCGGATGAAACACCATACTCTTTCAGTTTTTCAACCATATCAGCATACATTTCGTCATGAGTTTTACCGAGTTCTTCATCCTTCTCAATAAGCTGCCACAACGCTTCCGATTGATCGTTTGTAAGATTTGCTACATCAGTCAGCTGTGTTGCGTAATCATGGAGATAACCACCATACTGTGTAGTCATTCCATTACCACCTTGCATGGTCTCAAAAAGTCCTGCTAATTTCTTGGTAAGTAATACTGCACCATCTACTGCAAGAGCAATTCCACCACCAGTTGCAACAAGTGAGCCTAACGATGTCCCAAGAGCCGGAATAGTAGTTGAGACTGCTTCTGTGATTGCGGGACTCAGCATACCTTGTACAGCTTTAGAAAGATTTCCAAATACAGTATCACCTGTAAAAAACTTAGTAATTGTATCAACTAATGGCATGAGCTTATTACCAACTGCAAATACAGCCATTGCCTGAACAAATGTGCCGGCAGATGTTGTTCCAAGTCCTTCCCAGATTCCACCAAGAACGTCTCCGATAACCGTAAGTAACTGTGCAAGATGTTTTCCCCAGTCAATTTCACTGAGGAATACGCCTACATTGTGTCCAAACGCTTCCCAATCGACACCCCTTGCAATCTCGATAAGTGACGTGAGTAATTTGTTAATAAATTCTTCTAACTTCTGTCCATTCTCTTTCCAGTTGAATTCTTGCATGAATGTGGTGATTCCATTTGTAATGTTATCAACAAGATTTTCCCAATTAAAGCTTGCTGTAAATGAAGCCAGTGTATCGAAAGCACCATTCAAGCCAGTTGCGAGCGTATGAGCGATTTCGCCAAAGCTAATCTTTTCAAAGATTCCGTTCAATCCTTCTGCAACAGCTGTTCCGATTTCTCCGTATGGAAGATTCTCCACGAATCCAGAAAAAATATCCCAACCGCGCATAAAGGAATTTCCGAGCAGATTACCGAAATTGCTCCAGTCCACTTCACGGACAAGACCAGTGATACCATTGGCAAATTTAGCACCAAGGTTCTTCCAGTCGATTCCTTCCAGAAGTTGGTTTGCAGTATTTACAATGGTATTCATACCAGCTCCAACGGTACGCCCCATCAAATCCCAGTTGATATTATCAACAAGGCTGTTGAAAGTCTGGGTGAACGCACTGGTGAATTTAGTGATGTACGGGCCTACGTTATTCCAGTTAATGAAATCATAAAGCTTTTGCATTCCCCAGTTGATGCCATCAGCCATGATTTTTCCAAGGCCTTTCCAGTCTTTTCTCTTAAAGGCATTTACAATGGCATCTGCCATTTCATTTGCCCTGTTGGACATTTTCTTGAATGCTTCGTCCCATGCTTTTTGATATGCAGATAAAGCATCGTCCAAAGCTGCATCAAGTGCTTTGATATGCCCCAAACCGCCTTTTCCAGAGCCAGAAGATGGATTACTTGTACTACCAGAATCAGAATTGTCATTAAGCTGATTCAGTTCATCAAATGAAAGAACTGACAATGTTTTTTTGAGTTTTTTTGCGCTGGTATTGGCATTGTCAATTGCACCACTGGCATTATCCATATTATCTGCAATATCTCCGGTATCTACAGAAATACCACCAGTAGATGATACAAAGTTTGACAGTTTGATTCCAAGCAATTTTGCAATATAAGCAAACATTCTTTGTAATGCGATTACGATTGCATTGATATATGGAAGAACTGTTTGCAGTATAGGAATGAATAAGGAACCTATTGTTCTACCAAGGGATGCAAAGTTAGCTTGCAACATACGAATTTGATTTGCCGGTTGATTGATCGTGTTTGACAAATCAGCCCACGCATACTTAGAGTTGTTCAGCAAGATAATCGTTCTTAGAATCGTTTTATCTGCCTGAGACAAATTCGATATGCTGGTATTAATTCCAAGATTATATAGTTCCTGTTGCATGTTGGCATTACGGATATTGATGCCGTACTTATCCATAGCGCGGCTCATACCGGCCAAGCCAGATGCCATGTCCTGCCATACATCTTCAAAGTCCATATTTCTTACAGATGCAAGGTCTGAGCCAATCATAGTGAGTACATTAGACAATTTTAATGCAGTCTCTGATGTATCTCCCATAGATGATGCCATCTGCGCAAATGTTGCCTGATACTGCATTGTCTTTTCTGGGTCAAGTCCAAGACTAGCGGTATTGGTTCTAGCCAGTTCACCAGTATCTGAAATTTCGAATCCTGTCAGTTTCTGTGAAAGCTGTTTTGCCCTTTCCTGGAATGAATTTGCATATGCTTCAGCGGATTTTATGCCACTTTTTTTCCATTCGTCAGTGTTGATTCCTTCTGCCACCTGATTGAACGCAGAGTTGAAATAGTTCAGGGTCTCTACATAGTTCATTGCGGATTCTACTGGCGATGTCAGAACATCTAATGCTCTTTTTACGAGGAAACCTTTGGCGTAAAGAGCACTCAACTTATCAGTTACTGAACTCATAGGATTTGACAATCTTCTTATTTTTTCACTAGCTTCAGAAGATGCATTTCCAATACCTGCGATTGCAGATACAGCTTTCCCGCCTAAAGAAATAGCTTTTGAAGCAAATTTTTGAAAAGCATTTGTCAGCCCATTGATTACAGTACTTGCTTTTGAACCTAACGAAGAAATCGTGTTAAATGAATTCGAAACGCTATTCGTGGCACGCCCTACTTTACTTCCAGACGATGCTAATACTGCAAGAGCTTCTGTCATTCTTATTGTGCTCGAACTGATATCTGGCGCGCTTTTCATTACGTCAAAAAACTTCAAAACCTCTTGTGCGAGAGTTGATAATTGACTTGCAGTCTTTCCGGTTTTATCTCCTGCACTAGCTAATTTTCCAAGAGAAGTAATAAAAGCATTGGTGGATGCTGATACTTCGCTCATAGATCCTAATTTAGTAGCCGCATTATTTAAACCTGTCGCAAGATTCGGAAGTTCCTTTGATACATTGCCGATATACTGTCCTGTACCGGCAAGTTTAGCTATAGCGGTTGTGAACCGGCTAACGCTCGGAGAAACATCTGGAATAGCATCAAGTTTCTGCATCTCGGTAAGAATTTTACCTAATTTTCCTGTATCAAACTGACTGAAATCGGATTTTCCAAGACGATTGATAGCGTTTATAGCCGCATTCAATCCATTTGCTTTAAAATTCACGCTACCTAAACTTTTTAAAGAATTGGAAAAATTATTTAACCGACTTATGTCAAGATTTCCAAGGGCAGTGTTTAATGTATCTAATTTTTTTACAAGGTTATTAATAGACCGTACCGCCTGAGTTGTGCTACTGTCTATTTGTATATTGAGGGTATCTATGGTATTATCGGCCATTAAAGCACCTCCTTTTAATCAAAAAAATAAAGGGCAGACAAGACTTTTAATCCTGCCTGCCCTCGTCATTATTACCATGATTCAGCTCAAAATTTGCTTGCATGAGTTGCAATGTCATGAGCAACCTGTCACGTTGCCGTTTCTTTTCTGTTTCAGAAAGATTCTCTTCATCCTCTTGCTTTTGCTTTTCGGCTGTTTGTGAAAATGGTTCTTTAAGGTATTCAGCTTTTGACTTTTTACCAATAAGCACATTTGCAACCGCAGTCTGAACTGCACACATCGTGTACATGTTGAACTGCCATGCTTGCGAATCTGCCATTTTTTGTTTTAATTTGTAGGCTTCCATGTATGGTTCTAAATCATACGGTGTGGAATCCCAAAACTTTTCCTCAGAAACGCCAATAGACAAATAAAGTGGAAGTAGTTTTTTATGGACTACTTCTGAAAAAGTTAGCTCTTCTTCTTGTGATCCTGTGGAGTCTTCGGAAGTTTCTTTTCTTCCTCCGATTTCTCCTCCATTGCTTTTACCATTCCGGATAAAAAACCGTTCTTTTCAAGCTCCTGACTTGCTTTTTCAAATAAAGTAAATCCATTATGAGGATTTTCCTCTGTGGATTCATCTTCGTAGTCGTCCAGAAGGTCACATACCTTTTCATATGCAACTTTCTTTTCTTCTTCGGTTTCATACCCGAATTCATCTTTGTGTTTTCTTTGCAGTCCTGCCAGAATCAGTTCTGGAAGCATTTTGATCATATCTTTCGGGTTGGTGATTGCCCACATGGAAGACACCTGTGTAAGAATGTCCGACTGAGTAAGCACTCCGTATCCAAATTTTACTTTGTATGTTTTATCATTTACTGAGAAACTAAACATGAATTATCCTCCCTGTTTTATATCTTATTCAGCAGCCGCCGTCGGCTCAATTTTGGTATCCAGTCCCTTATATGTATTGATGATAAGAGAAATGGACATGGTTGCTGCTTCGTTCTGTGCAATTTCTGGCATTGGAATTTCGCGACCGCATTCTGCAATAACAAAGAATGCGTCGGACATATCCGGGAACGACACCTGAAACCAGGTTGCCAATCCTGTAGTTTTTGCAGCCTTAGAATCTTCGTACAGTTTCTTAATCTGTTTAACAGATTTGTCTGGATCCATAATAAATTCAATCTCCCAAGTACCACCTGTATCCTGTCTACCAGCTGCATACTGAGTCAGATAATCTTCCAGTGCAGAAACGTCAATCTGTTCTGTGTCAAGAGAAATACCGCCGATGGAAGAGGCTTCTTCCAGCTGTGTGAATTTGGTAGGTTTTGTGCCTTTCACGGTTTCAACGGCATATGAAAATTTCACACCAAGTGTAGTTAATCGTGCCATTTTGGCTCCTTTCTGCCTTTCGGCTATAATTTGTTGCAATAAAAAAGAGCCTTAACGGCTCTGGTTCTAGTACGTAACCCTGTACCGGGAGATAAAAGGATCACCTCCTTCTAGTCTTCTTTGCTTGCCTGCTTTACAATCTGATTTACATAATTACTAAGTCCTGCAACGAGGATTCCCTGTGTGATTGCGGTAAAAATTGCCATTGCGATTTCCTGTGCGCCAGATATAGCGCATGTAGCAATAACATAAATTCCACAAATCAGAATGCCTAAAGCACCAAGGATTGCCGGGATATATTTGTCCGGTATGACTTCGGATTTTTTGATTCCCATTCCGATAAAGTACAGTACTACGGCTACAATTAGAAGTTCCGGCTTTACATAGTTCATAATCTGTTCCATGTTTTCTCACTCCTTTCCTAGAGTAATGTGCCAGTATATATCCGGCTATATCTGCTAACAACACGTTTTATGCTGTTATCAGCATTATTTTGTCTTACGGGCCCGTATATCCTACGAAACCCCATGCCAACCATAGCCTTGTGACTAGCATCGTCAATTTCATATGCTTTTGAAGAAGCTTTTGAACCAGTCGCATAGGATTCTGATTGGAAAGATGGCGTTGTCGCGCACTCGTCCCCCTCAAGGTCGCCACGTGATGTTGGATTTCCAAGTAAGAACAAACGTGCGTAAGCCCTTTTGTTTGAAGCTACCGTCTGACTTTCGTCATTAGAAAAGTTCCCTTTTCCTACAACGGGTTCAATAGTTGTTCTCCATCGTTCAAATACATCTGAAACTGGATTTTTTACTACATCTGGCATCTCTGTCACCACCTTATTTTGAGCATAGAAAAAGCACCCACCATTCCGGTAGATGCTTTTATATTTTACAGTATACATAAAACAGACGTTATATTCAGTAAGAAAAGGTGATATGTTTTTATGCAGAAAATACTTCTTTTGCGATTCTACGGATATTCTGCATAATTTCTACGCTCGCTTTGTAAACGGGCATTGTAGCCTCTGTACCGTAAGAACGCACCCATTCGCCAGAATCTGCCACATATACCCACGATTCGTTTTTTCCTTTCCCCTGTCCGTAGGAACCAATGGTATATCCGAATTCTTCTCCTTTTGGATGGGGACTTGTTCCTGCCGGAGTGTTGTACGAAATACCAGCACCGAATTCTATGAACAAAAGTCCAGAGCCTTCGCACACAAGAGTTGCCTGCGCGTAATTTCCGAACCTGTTGATTTTGATGTAGGTATTGTGGTTTTTATCAGAATCTCCCTGTGCCAACATAATATTTTCGTCTATGACAGGAATTCCCAATTCGCAAAGCCTTTTAAGAAATACTTCATTTTTATCGCAAAGACTGTTTTGATATGCTTTCAATTCTTTGATTACATTTCCAATAGATTTTTGGCTCAGATTGCATTTGATTACTCGTCCGCTCATTCTTCTGCACCTATCTTTTTAATTCCATATCTAGCCAGATTTCCTCTTTGCGTATCAAGGATTTTCTTCAAACGATAATCTGGTGGTGTTGTAGGAATACCATCTTCCAGAACCAGATTTCCCAGTGCGTCAACCTGTGGCACAGTATCAATCCAAAATACATCTCCCTCTTGCGGATGGAAAGAACGGTTGAAGGAAGTAATGTACCTGTCGTAATCCGGCACAATTCCTGCCGATATTTCCTCTGGTGTTCCTGCGGTAGATGATACAGAAAACTTAAAGCTTTGCGGTTGACTGTAGAACGGTACGGTATCTATCCCATCAAGTATTTCGGTTACTTTTGACCAATACACGGTCTGTTTCTGTCTTTTTAATCCTCTCATAATACTTTCTCCAATGCAAAAAAAGGAGAACATTTCTGCTCTCTCCTAAATGGTTGATTGTTTATTTTATTTCAGTTTCGTTCTACACTTCTTCAGATTTATCCATTTCAGAATCTACATTGTTCAAGATTGCGAACACATCTGTCCTCCGACTTCAATCTTTACTCTCATGTCTTTTCTCCTGTTCTTAATCAATATAAGCACTCTTTAGTTAATTAGTTGTGCTGAAAGTTTAATAGCACCATCTTTTACAATAACTTGTTGAGAAATATATATCGAAATAGCATTGATTTCGGAATCAGCATGTACTTCTTTTGGTCTGTTTAACGTTATTCCTTCGGATTTTACACTTCCGTCAGAATAATATATATACACCATTCCAGAGCTGGTAACCGTTCCAGTTACATTTTCAACCAGAATTTGAATATTGTTATTTGCAGCTACGAAAAAGTCAAGAATACTATCGGAATTCAAAACGTCTTTTTTGGTGCTAACTTCGATATATCTTTCATGATTAGATTCGTTATCGGCACTACATAATATAGCCATATTTCCATATTTATCCAAATATGATAGTCTAACGTATCCTTTTTTAGTCACAAACAGGTATCTTTCATAAAGAACTCCATATTCTCCCGAATAAACTCCACTTACAAATGTATGGTTTTCATCATACAATGCCATAACGAGCATTTTACCGCCAGAATTAGTCGAAACAATAATGTCACCAACATCAACAGGGACTTCATCCGTATACGAATATCCCGAATAATTTTGTGTGATAGTACCATCTTGGTTAATATAACCAGTATTTGATGCGACATTTTCAAAAGTGCGCTTTCTAGGGAAATTCATCTTTTTTTGGCACGAACTATTTCTGCCGATAATAAAGCCAACTTCATTCAAAAATTTTATGCTATTATCTTGGCAAATGTTTCCGATACTATTGTTGCCGCTAATTAAAAGTACATTCCCTGCTAAATTTTGAAGAGATGATATTGTATTATTTCTGATTGTGCATTTTATAGCATCGTCAAAACAAATTCCATCTACCGAGCTTTCACCATTTGGGTCATTTGCAAAATTTAAAATTTCGTTGTCAAAAATTGTAATGTTTGTAACGTGGGCACCTTTAATGCCTTGTTTTTTGCTATTAGAAATGAAATTTCCTGAAATTTTAACATGAACACATCTTTCGTCTGTCCACCCATTGAGTAGTAATCCATAATTTCCACCAAAAATAGTGTTACCTTGGATTATAATGTCATGGGATGCTCGTTGAACCATAATACCTCCATATTCATTATTTCGGATTTCATTCCCTAAAATAATATTGTCATTGCATCCGCCAAAAATACCAATCCCATATTGCCCGTTATCGAAGAAAAAATTGTTTGAAACTATTAGTCCAGACCCACCATGACATTGTATTCCATTCATTCCATTTTGCGATGCGAAGCAACCAGAAATAATGTTTTTGTTTCTCTCGATTTGAATATCAAGTGGCATAAAAATATCAATTCCATGCTCGCCCCACTTATCAAAAGTAGAGTTTAAAATTCTTGAATATGGACAATCAAAATACATTATTCCATGTCGTCCACCGTTTTTAGCAATTACATTTTCAACATTTATGTTTTTACACCATGCGAAATGCAAACCGTTTTGCGCATAATAAGTATCTGGGCTTTGTTCGTTTACATCTGCTCTCCAATCAATTTTAATCCCTCGAATTGTTACATCGCTGATATTGAAACCAGAAAAGCAAGAAGATACATTTCTTAAATAAGCACCTTTTAAGTAATTATTTTGAAGACTTGTTTTGGCAGTACCTTTTGTTTTATATGTTGGTCGTATTTTTATTGTTTTTTCTTGATAGTGCGGTTTTTCAATATAAAATGTTTCCCAAACAGAAGAGTCTTCCTTTGAGGTCAGTTCCACATACATTCCTTCAAAAAAATCATAAACTTCTTCTGTAGACGTAACAGACAAAGAACCTTTTGAAACCGAAGCAATATTTATAGTTTTTGATTTTGATGTCTTAAATACTGCTCTATCTGAAATAAGAGATAAACCTGTTTTGCATTTTATTTCAGCCTGTATATCAAATACCGAATCTGGCGTGAAATATATTGTATTAACTTGTGGCTTCGAAATAACATTGTTTATAAGTAACTGGTCGTTGTTACCTGAGCAGATGTAATCTGCTGTGTTTTTATAAGCACTATTTGCACCAGCAATTATTGTTCCCCATTATTTCTTTTTGCTAAAGTATTTTTCTTTACTAAAAAAGGAAGATATTGCTCATTTTTTAGTAGATTTATTCCGTTGAAGTAATTATCAAAATACTTTAGGTCTGTGCTTTCTTCAATCAAAAAAGTCACATCAACAAGAAATAAATTCTTAAACTTGAAAACCATCCCTTGCTCATTTCCAGAAATTCCTTCGCTATAAAATCCAAGTTCAGCATTTTTTTGAGGTTCAATAAGTCCTGATACCGTATACCATGTTGACGGAGTAATCGTTGTTACTGGAGAATAGCTATCTCCTATATAAATTTTGCCGAGAGCAGTAAAATTTTCCGTATACATTTCGCATTTTGCGTAGTATGTATGACCTGTTTGAAAGTTTGGTATAGCCCCAATTCGTTGGATTCTAAAATCTTCCGCGTAGGTGTTCATAATAACAGATAGAACACCATTATCTTCCGAAATTGTATTGTTTGGATTATTTGTTTTCCATTCATCGAGATTTATATTATTTAACTGATTATAAATATCGTATTCAAGTGGAACTATATCTTCCTTTAGCGAATCAGTTTCTGCATTTACTTCTTTGAATCTGTCGCCTACGACTTTGGAGTCGGCAAATGCTCCCTCGACGCTCAAAGTTTTATCTGCGATAGGCTTGTTTGCTAAGCCTGGATACCCAACTGGAATATCTCCGTTTTGAGTATGGATTTTTAAAATTGATTCTGCCATGAACTACCTCCTAAAAAATAAGTACACCATCATCATTTACAGCTGGCAAAATAGGGTTTTCATTTATGCAATCATTTTTTCTACTCCAACAGGGGACACATAAGTAAATTGGTTTCCTAAAACATCTTTTGCAACGCCAATTACAAAGCATCCGTAATCGGCAAGCATATTGCACACAAATTCCTCTGCATCCACCCAATACTGTTTCTTGACCATACAGTGAAGTCCTGGCAATAGACCGTAGCTGAACATTACGCAATGTCCCAACTCATGAATAAATACACGGTTCAGAAGTTCTCCATACAGGTTGTTTGCGATTGAAATTATCTTTGTTGAATAATCCGATACCGCAAGAGTTCTTTCGCCTGTGCGGTCAATTAACACGCTGTCGTGCGGAGATACGAACTGCACTCTCCATAGGTCTCCGTTCATATAAAATTGTCTTAGCATGGCTTATCACCATCCCTTTCAAATTAACTCAAGTTCTTTGAATACTTCAAAAATCTTCGGAGATTGAATCGCAAACCAATCAACTGTGGTTTCATCATGTCCGAACTGTTCCATATGTTGCCAATTGCACTGCAATCCACTTTCCGACAAGAATGCATGAATAATTTCGTGTCTCAACTGCTTTTTCTGTAAGAAGTCAAAATCACCAATGTTATTTACGTTGTCCGTTCTGATAACAATTTCCTTTGCAGTATTATCTGTAAGGCCGTCAATATCTGCATTTTTAAGTTCTTTTGGAATAATTCTGTAATTCGTTCCAAGAACATTTATTACACATTTTTCCATCATCAATCTCCCTAATTAAAAAGCCCCTGTTACATTCCTGTAACAAGGGCAAAATTCATTTAATATTCAATTCATCTGCTGTATCAGACGAGTTAAGTCGGTTTTCATCGACTGTCTAAGAGTCGCATCTGCATCTGACCACATCTCTGTAAGATTTCTGACGATATCGGATGTATATTCTTTCATAGAATCATCCATCTTACGCTTGGAATCAGAATCTTTGGAATCATGGTAATGTCTGCGGTTCTCGCTGTATCTGTCATAGCTTTCACCATATCTGGACTGCTTATGGTTCATTCCATCCATTCTCATATCACTACGATCTGGATGATAACCCATGCGGTACATATTACGTTCAAACTCTGGATTGTTCAGATACTCGTCCATCCAGTCATCATCTTCCATGTACAGATACGGCTTGTATCCCATACGGCTTCCTCTGCCTTTTGGTGCAAATCTGCCGTTTGCATAACGATATCTGTCATATCCCATGCGTCCAAGATATTTCTCTTCCTGTTCACATTCGTCCATAGCTTCTACGATTCTGTAATCTTTATCTGCACAAATCGCACACTTTACGGATTCCATGCAGTCTTTCAGATCGTCCCAGTCTTGAGCACTGAGATTATCAAAGCCATGTGTTTTGGCTTTTTCCATAGCCCATTTTCCCATTTCCATTGCAACTTTATGCATTACAGTGCCCCCTTTCTAACAGCCTGTGTAACAGGTGTGTCTGTTGTTGGGGCTGTACCATTAATTGCAGTTAAATTATTACTCGGACTACAAGCCGGGTTTCCTAGCATCTTGAATACTCCACCAGTTGCACTTGTAGCTACTCTGGTTGCGTACTTCGTTCTGGTTCTTACGCCACAAGCTGTAACCTGTGCGCAGCAACGATTCTCTAGCGGATACAAAGTTGTTCCTGTTCCTATTTGAATCATTACCGGGGCAGTAATCGTAGTGGCTTCTGGTATGCTTTGTGCGATAACAATGCAATACTTTTCTCCATTGGAATAACTGCCTGCCGGGAGTGTAACCACAAGATTCCCACCAGTGAATGCGACAGACTGGCTTATCACAAGATGGTTGCAGAGCTTACAAACATTTTTACAACTCATATTTCTACCTCTCAATCAAATAAGAGGTGAGCCGCAACCCACCTCTTAGAATTAGTCAACCTCTAAGGGCGAGTTACTTAGCAGCAACCGTTTCCATATCCGTTGCATCCTGCGTATGCATACGGAGCCGGTACCTGAAATGCAGGAATCGGGGATGGATTGATTGAATTGATTAATCGCTGCGTCTGTGCATTCATTTCAGTTACAATCAGCGCGGACTGGCGATCCTGAGATGCAGCACGCTTCAGATCAGAGTTCTCTGCCTGCAATGTTGCAATCTTATCATTCGTCAAGAAATCAAGGATTGCTCTTGTATTGCTGTTCTGATTGTCCAGAATATCTCTGGTATTGTTGTTCATTGTGTTTTGAAGAGCACAAGTGTTGGTTGCCAGGTTGTAGTTGATACCCTGGATAGCTTCCCTGTTGTCGCAGCAACACTGAGCTAACTGAGACTGCAATGCGTTTGTGTTCTGCATATTAGCTACTGTATCAGCGTTAATTGCCTGTTGAACACCATTGAAGCCCTGAAGCATTCCAACATTCACACCATTGAAACCACTCTGCATGGTATTGTTGAGAGCATATGTGCTGTCACAGATGCCCTGCTGAATACCTCTGATACCATTCTGAATATCGTTAAGAGCAAAACTCTCATTGATATCTGCACGTGTGGCCCATCCTTGGAATCCAGCACCATTTGCACCATTGCCACCGAAGCCGCCGCCCCAGCCGCCAAAACCTCCCCATCCGAAGATAGCAAAGATCAAGACAAGCCAGATAAGTGAAAATCCATCACCGCCCCACATGTCATTGGCACGGTTATTAGAGCCTGTAGCAGCTGCAATGTCACTAAGGCTGTAATTTGAACCATTCATCATGTTTTTAGTCTCCTTAAATATTATTTACAATAGGAGACATCCGCGGCTGTCGTCCCAAATTGTAGCGATTTTTAATCACCCAATTATGGGGAAATGTTATAATCCAAGGAATTTCTGGATAATTCCGTCTGGTGATAAGTGCTTTTCATTAAATACATTTTGCTGTATTTGATGTAATTGATCTGTATCACCTTTTTTGTATAAATCCAACGCATTCTTCAATGTCGGATTGTTTCCTGCAAATTTACTCATATCGTTCATCATGTTATCCACACTTCCGAACCTCTGAGAAATCATTTTCTCAAATTGCTTTTTCATCATGGCATTAGGATTGAAACTCATCTTTGCTTACCTCCGTTCTGCTTAGATACCGATGTCTCCGACATTTGTGTCGGGAACATGTTTTTTATTTCAGAAATCTCAGAGCAAACATCATTCCGAAGCTGATTAAACATTGCTTCAATGTCAATCTGTTTTTCTTCCTGCTTTGGATATTGTTCTTCTGGATTTATAAGCCGGTAAACAAAGATTCTGCTTTTTCCGTCTGCCTGCAATTGCTTTTTATATATTTCTGTTCCATCTGTCTTTGGATAGTAAACAGGGTTGCCAGACATATCAACGTCCTTTGCTTTTACAGTATCAATCCCATCAACCATCTGTCCTTGAAGCATTGGCATTTGCTGCATTTGTTGTACAGGCTGCTGCATCTGCATTTGTCCATATGGCATTGCCTGTTGATAGTTATTCTGTAATTGTGCCAACCTGTCTTGATACGGCTGTATTTGTCCGTAAGGGTTGCTCATCATTGGCTGTTGCGGATAATACGGATAACCTGCCATAATCTGTTCCTCCTGTCCGGGATTCAAGAATCATATCCATATCATCTATAGAACGATGCTTTTCCCATATACCCTCGTAAGGGTTTCTTAATATAATCATTACGTTTTCTCCTATGATTATATTATATAGGAAGGAACACTGTATTTGAACGTCACTATTTCGCCACATTTCCGCCATTATACAAAGAAAAGCCCCGAATATACATCGGGGCAACTTTGGTAATTTTCTTTTTTATTTTTCTATTGATTCGGTCTATGGTTCTGGGACTGTACCCCATTAATTCAGATGCTTCCCATAATGTTTTTTCGCCATAAGCCCGTAATCGAAATAATTTTTCTTCGCGTGAATCAAAACCTGCTTCTTGCAAGTAAAATTTTCTTTCATCTTCTGAAAAATCTGCATAATTCATATAACTCCACCGTCCTCCCTTACAAGTGGAATCAATTTGTTACATAGGAAATACACCGCTCAACATAAATCCTACAACTGCTCCCACGACTGCCGTTATAATGCATACAATAATAGTGTCATAACGTTTGCCAGGGACTGCCATGAGGATTTTTAAATTGTTGTTCATTTCATCGACTGTTTCTTTAATATGATCTAAGTCATTGCTATACAGGGCGGTCTTCTGTTCGAGCTTATTAATTCTTGAATAAAATTCTTTGTGCCTTTCAGACTGCTTTTCCTGCATATCATGAATACTTTTTTCAATTTCTTCGAAGCGGTGATTGTTAAAGCACTCATGTTCACATCCCATCGCTTTTCCTTTCTTTCACTCCCTATAAGATTTTTGCTCTTTCCCTACTTTAATGAGCAACCCTGCAACGTACCGGGAGGAAAAACACATTGCGTTCCATCCCATCTTTTTTTAACTCAAACTTCCAGCAAAAGGAAAAACACCATGATTAATATAAATTTCGGTTTCAGATTCCCAACTTCTATTTACAGAAGATTCAGAATGTGATCCTTGGAACTCAGCTCCCTGTTTAACCAGAAAGTAAAGCGCCAAGTCAAATATGCAATCATAGCATTTTTTCATGTCGTTTTTGATTTTATCATCAGTGTAACTAGAGGGGTAATTTCGCTTATTTTTAAATGAACGAATTGCCCGGTTTACAGAAAGAGTGAGCATGGACTCAGATTCTGGATTATCTGCTAAATAAAGTGATAATTCTTCCATAAGTTCTTCATTCATTTAATTCACCGCCTCTTTCTGCGTTACTGCTGAGATAATATTTCGGAGATCATTCCAGCCTTATTAGTTGCTGTCAGGGCATAGCCATTGTCACTTGCAAGCTGTCTTAACTGTGGTACAGTCATGCTAGACAGCTCGCTTTCTGTGTATTTATGTGTTGGCTCTTCAGCTTCAACACTTGCTACAACCGGTGACTGGCTGTTCTCATCAAGACTATGCCCGCTTATTCCCCCTTTGTACCGATAACGATACCGCCATTAGCTTTCGGAGCAACCGGAACGAACATACCGGACGCTTTTGTCCATACTGCAACCGGATCCTGTGTAGCCCACATGGAAAGAGTTACGAAAGAACGATTCTCTTCCTGAATGAACTGTCTGTATTCAAGTTCCTCAGGTGTCACGCCCCAGAGTCCTGTACCGAAAGAACCGTTTGCATCTGCTTCATACAGAGTAAATACATCTTCTTTGAAGTATCTGCCTGTTTTAAGAGAACCATCTGCTTTTCTGAAGCGGAATTTCTCATCGCAACGATCAATTGTGATTGCGTATTCCTGCATAAGCAGATTTGCAAGTTCCTGTTTTGTCAGAAGACGTTTGTTTGCTGCTCCCAGAACCGCTGTCTGCATAGCAGTATTGTTTCTCATGTAGTTAATCATCTTTAGAGATGTAAGTGCTTTGTTTACAACAAATCCGTTGTCTTCTGCAACTGCAACCATCTTTTGGATATCACCCATGATGTCCGCATCTGGACTAGACCAGTCTGTAAGAGTGACTTTTGCACCAGTCGGTACGCCGTAATCAATATTCAGATCTACATTGTTCTCTTTGACTTTTACGGCACCTGTAGAAAGGAACTGTCCTTTCATAACATTCGCTCTGGCAACAACACCTTCAAAAAGGTTAGCTGCATCATCAAATACAAAGTTTTTCAGTGCTTCATTATCCGGCACACCGTTTTCAATTGCCTGCTGTAATCTTTCGGACTGATTGATTTTTCTCTTAATAAAGAGTTTTTCAGTCAGAACTTTTTCGAAGCCTGGTCTTGTTCCGATTTCTGCTTCAGTATCAAGCGCATGAACGAATGCCACTTCTGGCAGTCTCTGTCCAGCCATAAGTCTGTAGTATTCAGCTTTCAGGTACTGGGTTTTAACATCTGGAAAAATGGTATCAAGGATACCAGGTCTTTTAACACTGAAATCCTGAGAGAAGTTAAGTCTTTCTTCCTGTGTAATTGATTCTAATACATTAAATGGCATCTGTTATACCTCCTTAAAATTCTGGGTCTGTAGTGGTTACGAAAACAATTCCCGCTTTTTCAAGTTCTGTCTTTGCGGTAGTATCGACTACTGCCGGAAGTCTCTTTTCAAGAACACGTCCTGCAACAATTACGGAAATTGGTCTCTTTACATCGTCTGTCATATCAACCTCTTCAAATACGATTCCTTTTGCACCGGTTGCATTTGTCGGATATACAGAACCTGCTTTGATGATCTTCTTAGTTCCAACGGTTTCAGCATTTGTCTGTTCTGCTGTATAGGTTTTAAGTACCAGTCCTACCTCGGATTCGAGGATATTAGGTGTGGATTCGTACTGCTCTGTTTTCATAAAAGCCATAATCTAAATCTCCTTTATTTGAATTAAATATTTACCGGTGCGTTATCGTCCGCCGGTTTGATTTCTGGGTTCATTCTTGCTGAGTACGCTTTTGCATATTCAGATGCATCACTTTTCTTTGTCTCGTTACTGTCGCCAGCTCCACCACCCGGATTAGGCGTGTTTTCAAGGGCTTCTTTTTCCCATGCAGCTTTTGCAGTATCGAGAGTTGTTTTATTTACTTCGGAAATTCCATCAACAAAAGTCTGTGCTTCTTTGAGTGCATCTTCTTCATTCATATTGGAAAATGCTTTGATTGCTCCTGCGTAGGCATCACCTTGCATTCCTGCATTAGCAAAAATGGAAGTGATTTTTCCTGTCAGTGCTTCTCTCTGGGAAGTTGCAAGTGCGGATTCAAGGTCAGAAATTCTTTTCTCGTTTGCAGCTTTTTCTTTCTGACGTTCAAGTTCTGCTTTTTCTGCATCAGTCATGTTTTGCTGTTTCAGCTCATCAAGTTCTTTTTGCAGTGCTTCTGCCTTATCAGCTTTTTCTTTAAGGGAAGTGTTTTTGTCTTTTTCCTTTTTTACTTCTCCTGTGACGGAATCAAGATATTTGGTCACCTGTTCATCAGATGGTTCCTCAATTCCCATACCGATAAGTACTTGTTTTGCCTGTTCTCTTGTCATGAAATCTCCTTTCTTCCAGACCAACACACTTTGTTCACACGGTTCGCTCCGCACATGATCTGCACCCGATTTGCGCTCACGGGCTGTTGCAATATTTTTGAGTATTAAAAAAGGAATCTCAGTTTCCCAAGATTCCTTAAATAATTGATGTAAAAACGCTTATTCTTCATCAGTGGAAGAAATTATTGCTGATTGATTTTGAATTGATTTCTGACTAAAATCTTTAATCAATTCTTGTGCTTTCTTCAATTCTGCGTCTGGGTTTGCCAGTTCAGGATAAACAGTTCCAAGATATGGTAAGCTCATTTCATATACCTTTTGCGGATCACTGAATAATCCACAAGTGATCAATGCAATAAGTGGGTGAATTTTATTTTTGAACAGATAATCAAGTGCCTGTGCTTTGACAAGCATGTTATCTGTCGGGTTTCTGGTTATCTTGACATCAAAATCTCTGGTAGAAATCTTGACATCATTGGATGTTTTGCGAATGATGCTGAGAATAATTCTGGCGGATGCTTTTTCTGCTTCTTTTGTGAATGCTTCCACAAGTTTTGCATCTCGTTCTGCGAAATCCCATCCATTACGTAGATATACAGCATTACCAGTATCACCGCCGGTGTTGCTTTGGCGGTTTGGCATTGCTTCCACGATCAGCATATTGTTGTAAATATCATCTTTAGCAACTTGACTTTCTGACTGATTTAATTCCGCAGTCATTAAGTCAACATCTGACTGAACACCGTTTCCAGCATCTTTTACAGATATCGCTCCAAGCTTGACCATTTTCAAAAATTCATTCTCGTCAATTTCACAGTTTTTGAATTTCATGAATGCCTGAACAAACTGCTCAACACCATTTAATCTATCTGACTGATACTTGTTGATCGCATCAAATGCTGTAATTGCAATTTCGACATCAGATAAGCGGTCGTGGTTGTTTGGGTACTCGATAATCGGAATACCGTCAAAACCATTGATACCGCTGACGGTTACTTGTCCGTTCTTTACCTTGAAATATTGATTTGAAGAATAGCAAAGGTAATATTGCTGATTTTCTTCATCTTTCAATATTTGAACAGATAGCATTGCTTTTCCTGTGTTTTTGGAATAAACAATATAAACATCTCCCGGATACGGAATGAAAATTCTGAATGGTGGTAAATCACTGTCTTTTGTCCAATCGTCTTCTCGTAGAATTGCCTTGTATGCAGTTCCTACGGCACTCTGGTATATTCCAAGCTGAATATTTCGGGCATCCGCATTTGCTTCATCCAGATAATCATTCAGCAGATCGACCTGTTCATTTATCTTTTTATCTGCTTTTTTCTTTTTGCAGACATATTGAATAGGTTCTCCATATATTTGCCCTGCCTTAAACTTGACAACTTCCAGAGCGTGATTTTCGACAACTCTGTTATTTACTTCCGGTCTCACAAGCTTTTCCCGATATAAGATTGGTTGGTCACCTTTGTAGTACCGATAAAGATAATTAATCATCATTCTGTTTCGATTATGTGTACCAATCGTATCAGATAGAACTTGAACAACATTTTCGGTAGTAATTTGAGCTACGCCAGTGTAGGCAGTTTTTCTGCCAAAATCGCCTTGGCATAGGTCAACAAAATTGCTTTTGTTTCTTCCCACTGCCTATACCTCCTATTTTTAGACATGAAAAAAGCACCGAGTTTTCACCCGATGCTTCATACATTTTCATCATATATTATACATAATCGGAAAGTTATATTCAGTAAGAAAAGGTGCTAACTTTTGAAATTAAGCAGTTCTTTTACATAATTTACTGCTTTCCCGTGGAATTGTTTAATATATTCTTCATTGTATTCCATTTCATCTGCAATGACAGTTAGCTTTTTTCCCTCTACGTATCGTTTATACAAAAAATCATAATACTGGGGATTTTTTACAGACTCTATAACATCTATAAGTTTCTGTTTTTTCTCCATAAGCTCTACCACATTATCAGCCAATTCTCGCTGCGCATCCACCAATTTTGCAATTGTATCGCCTATTTTATCTTGGCTTCCAGAAGTCTGAACGCGTTCAATGCCATACGTCGAAGCACTAATACTAGTAGCAAGCAATTTTAAGTGTTCGATTTCTTCCAGTTTGTTATTTATAATTTTTTCGTATCGTTGAATTTGATTCAGATATTCCTTTATATCCATGCTATCTCCTTCCCCAGAATGGATTCTGCATTGCAGTCGCTTTACCGCCTAATGGATTTTGTACGTACTCAGCCATCATTGCCAAAGAATCAATTCCGTCATCATGTGGTACTTTTGCCCTAGTGGTGTACGTAGTTACATTAGCCATAAATAATCCGTAATCAGACTTTGCTTTGTACTGACTTGGATGCAGAAAATAAAAATGTTTTGCTATATAGTCCGAATTTACAAGAATCTTTGTTTCTTTATTTGCTGACGTTGGTTTTGTCTCAATTTCAGCTCGGCACTTTCCGGTAACCATTTTCTGGATATTGTGTGCCACACGGTTTCCGACATTATTTGATTCGAAACGAATCTTATGTGGGTTATGTCTTACCAAAATATCTGCTGTCTTTCTATCCAAAATGTCATAGTCTGTAGTGTCATCAAACACCACATCGGGAAAGAAGAATTTATCTCCGTATTGGTATGCAATCGGTAATGATTCGAAGTCGGTTCCTTTATCTTTTGTATCGCATACCGCCCATATTGCATCTGCATCTTTATCTGGAATGATGATGTATTCATCCGTGCATCCATCCGGCACGTCTTCTTTACTGAAAAAGAATCGTTTTAATTTGTCCGGTGGTAATAACAATCCCTCACGTTCTACCGGTTGCTGCTGATAAAGACAGTTGTAAGAAATTTCATCCATGGATTCTTTAGCGTCATTGAAATATTTTTCTGAGAATCCATTCACCGTAAATAAGAAATTACTTTTTCCGTTTTCGTCAAGTGCTGGCACTGCTATGAACCTTGCCCGTGGGTTTCCGGCATATAATTGTTGCAGTTTTCCGATAGGGTCATGTACTGACCATCTGGTGGCAATATAAAACTCTTTGCATCCCTCAAGTCTACGGGAGCGCAAGTCATTTACCACTTTTGTCCAGAGAGTATCAAGTCTATTTTTGTTCAATGCTTCCTCAATACCAGACACAAGGTCATCGGCAGTAAGAAATCTATTGCATCTAGTGGCACCAGTCAAAGAACCATCAATAGAACGAAATGTCCATGTCTTAAATCGTCCGTTTCTTTCGAGATTGACTGTAGTTTCCTTTGCATTTGTTCCTTGAATTTCTACGTTAGGGAATATCTCATGCCACGTGTATTCCACGGGATCATTGATAATTTCCAGAACACCATCATAAAGGGAACGTGTCAGAATGCTACTGTGTGCCGAAGACAGGTTAAAGTCATTCGGGAACCATCCACCTACCAATGATAAAAAGAAATCTTCCAGAGTACTCTTGCCACAACCCGGAGGTACGCTTAATGCAAATATATCTAATTTGTCATCCATCAGGTCTTGCAGTGAACCTATGATGTTATGCTGTAAGAACACATTTCTTCGTGGTTCGTAGAATCGTTCTTTCGGGATTCGGTTCTTTTCAAGGTAAAGAAGCCCACTGTCAACTTGATAGTTCTGTGCTTCCATCAACAAATACTGCCAGTACAAATCGTCAAATGAACCACTTCCTGTAACCGCTGCCTGTTTCGCAACTTCATTGTGAGCGTACCGACTGACTTTCATTGCCATGTTCCGTGCATCTGGATTATCCTTGAAAGGAAGGTCAATATTCATATTTAACAGCAGATCAAGGCAATCTTTTTGGTTTTGACAGACTGTCATATCATCATTAATGATTTGATTTAAAATTGCCCGATACCATTCAAGCGAACCTTCTGTGAATTTTTGCATAAAAATAGAGCCAGACCTCCTTTCTTTTTAGGATTTAGTCTGGCTCTCATGTGGCTCTCTGACTGATTTATTTATTATTCAGCATTCTCATCAGCTGTCATATCTCTTGTATCTACGATGGTAGAAGTGTTACTTCCCTGAATCTTTGGAACTTCACCATTCCATTTATCAATTTTCTGCTTTTCAATCAGTTCAGGGGTAAGCGATTCTGCAATCTTTCTATTGGCTTCCGCTTCGGCTTCAGCTTTAATCTTAATAGCTTCGGCTTTGCCTTCCGCATCAATTTTGGCTTGTTCTGCCTGAATAGCTGCTTTTTCTTTTTCCTGTTCAGCAGCAATCAATGCAACTTCTTTATCTTTATCGGCTTGTACTTTGGCTGTTTTAGCTTCAATATTGGCCAATTCAAGCTCTTGCTGTGCATTTACTTTCTTTTGGATTGCAGCTTGTGTTTCATCATCAGTGGAAATAGAAGTAAAGTTTACTGTATCAATAATGATTCCGTATGGTTCAAACTTCTGCTTAAGGTATTCGTCAAGTGCTTCATTCAGTTCCTGGCGCTTATCACCGAAAACATCTGTTACTGGATACTTCGCAGTTACTTCCTGCGTCCATGCTTTCATTTTCGGCTTAATAAAGGTGTTTTTCACGGACTCCCCGGATTGACCTTTAAACTGAGTAAATACATCAGTTACTCTGCTTTGGTCGAATTTGTACGAAAATTCCAAATCAACTAAAAGAGATTTACCATCTGCTGTCGGTGTCTTAAAACTTTCATCTTTCGGAGAATCGCCTTTATCTTCAGATGTAAGATAAGACTGTTCGATTCCAACAGAATACAGCGAAGTTTTTACTGTAGGTGAAATCAAATGCCATCCCTGCGTAAGTACATTCTTGGAGATTCCCCCGTTCATTTTGTACTCGACCGCAATATAACCGGCTGGAACCCTTACACTACACTTTGCAACGCATATAAGTCCTGCAATGATCACAACAGCTAATCCAATTCCGCCTAAAAGTCCTTTCTTCATTCTTTGTCCTCCTTGTTTTGACGTTCGTCTTTATTTAACTCATCAATAGCATTTCTGCCAATGTGATTCAATAATTTACCTAGTGGTTGAAATAATTTGTAAAGCAGAAACCATACTGCCACTGCTCCGCATATTACTAGGAATATAAATACTGGATTCATACATTCACCTCACAATACTTCTAAGTGAATCCCACCACTCATCTTTTTTATTTATATCTTCTGCTCGCTCAAACATGAATTTAAGTTTATAGATTCCAAATTCTGTTGTAGCTGGGTCGATATGCATGATTTTAAATTTTCTTTTAAGATATCCAATTTCAAGAATGCATTCTTCTGGAAGTTTAACGTAATTCACAACGCATTCTACAAGAATAATTCGCCTATCTTCTTCATGATGTACTTCAATGTCAGCTAGTGCATTAATGATTTTTTCATCAATAATCTTAATTGGATAGTTCACTACACCATATTTTTTCATACATTCACCTCAAACTCTTTCTTGCAGTTACTACCCTTGCACTTCAATTTAAGATGCTGGATTTTTGTCTCTGGGCTAATCAGAAGTGCTTTCTTCTCGCAAAAAGGACAACAATACCACAGTTTGCCATTGATGTTCTTTATTAATGCCCGTCCGTCCCACGGCTCCGGTGGGTTCATTGCCTGAGAGAAATCTATCCCCTCAGATTCAAATGCTGATTTGATGCTCATCTATATTTTCTTACTCCTTTTCGTCCTGCAACTCTGCGTATCATCGGAATTCCATGATTTTTTCTAAAATTATTTCGATTTATTTTATCCGGTGCAAATATTGTCCAGAATAATCTTTTCTTAGTATTTGAATTCATTTTAAAATTTATAGTGAATGATTCGTATTCACTGAAATTCGGTAAATCGTCATTATAATTAGGTGGTATGTGTTCTGGAACGTTTGCTATTTCGGTAATCGGACAGTACTCACCATCTGGCTTTTTAAGAAAGTACTGTTTTTCGTCTTTTTCGCCCATATCAACTCACCCCATGAGTCTTTCTAAGATTTGCATATCGGTCAATAATTACATCAAGTGCAGTTCCTAATTGATTGATCGTAATGCAATCGTCCTGATGCTGTCTGCGGTATTTTGCGATTTCTGCGGATTCGTCGTAAAATGGCATATCTGCATTTTTATTCAGCTGCCTTTTTAAATCATTGCTATAATCACACATTTTATCCAGTTCCGTCTGAAGCTCATTGATTTTCTCGTTTTTGTCAAGAATTTCATGTTGCTTTGATTCTCTCTCATCAGCCAACCGAACAAGTTCTTCTTTCAACTGATCTACTGTCCAATTTTTCAAATCTTCAATTCTCATGGCATCCTCCCTCAAATCTTGGTAAACATTTCCATATCGTAGTTATCGCGGATATAGTCCACGCATTCAGATAATTTCTCTTTTAGAAATTGGTCTTTTGCAATGTCTGGATGCAAGGTATATAACATACAACTGTTTTCTCTTCCGTCTTTCTGAAACTTCTTCCAGTCAAACGTCATTGTGAAAAGTGGAATCCTTGCGAGATTCTTTGTCTTGTGTTTTATATATAGATTGCAGAGTTTTTTAATCATTCTTTTCTCTTTCCTCCCTATGTTTCATCTGGCATTCGATCATCTTTGCTATATTCTCACGTTCCTGTTTTATTCCATGTCCTTGACGGAACAACTCACATTCAAGGATATTGCCGCATCTGGAACACTCGTCTTTAATTTCTTTTCCTGCTATTTGCATTCCCATCCATCCTGTACCATTTTAGGCTTATATTCTTTTTCGGTGTATCCCTCACCGTTACATAAGTCGCAAGTAACTTCTATTTCTTGGTAATCATCGCAACACTCCCAGTATTGTGCACGATTTACTCTTTTGATAGTAGTTCCACTTCCACCGCACTTCGGGCATCTATGAATTTTATTTCCTTGTATTAGATTTACAAGGTCATTAAGAGTCGTTTCTCCACCGTATACATTTCTCAGACGTATCACTTCATGAATTTTCATTCTTTACACCCTCCCAACATTCACAACTGTCATCAATGCATCTAAAATCTGCACAATGTTCACTGTCGCCATTACAGCAGACACCTTCGTATGTTGCATACCATTTGCATGTACAACAATAATCTTTTTCTTCCATAAGCCACATCCTTAAACAAAAATTCCAGTACACGGACTTGAACCGTAACTAGCCACACAACGTGGAGTACTGGAAACCATTCATAGAAAGGTAAGATAAAAATGAAATCCTTCCAATGATTGCAGTTCATTGGAACGGTGCATACACGATTCGAACGTGTACAACATTTCTGTTGGATAGGTTAGCGACCTACTCTGATACCATTACAGCAATGCACCACTTAACTAACCAAAGCTGATTTTATTTTATCGTCAAAAAACCAAAAAAACGGTGGGAACCTTATTTGCAAGAGCTACGCCCACAAGTGGAATTGAACCACTACGCTGCACCTAACTCGCTCCGTATGTTTTATATTTCTTCAATTGTAATGCAATTGTATCTCTCTGAATTAATTGTATTCTCCATAGCTTCAATTGGATTGTATCCAAGATTCTGCAATACCTCTTTGAATACTGTTACCGACTGACCGCTTGCGAGCTGCACACCTTTTCTTGTAGCATCTGTATGGAACACATCATGTCTGCTGTCGACATTCCAAAAGATAATATTCGGAATAACATATCCGGCTTTTCGGAATTTCTTTTCCATTTTGTCATAGAAAGTCCAATCCTTATTCCCACTATAATCAATTTCCATATCAGAGATAATAACTATAGCTTTCGGCATCTCTTCTTGCGAAACGTTGTTCTCTTCAGCAATATCGAGTACTTTCTCAAATGCAGCTTTAAGGTTTGTGCAGCCACCCCAATCTGCATTTTTGGCATTTTTTATTTTCTGGTGAAGTGTTTCACCCTTTAATGTAACAACCTGCGGATTACTAGAGAATGTCATAAACAGATTATGATATGCTCCAACATTTCTTTCCCCAAAATAAATTGCCAATCCTATTGCAGTAGCTAGTGGTCTGCCACCATTCCAAGACATCGAGTTAGATACATCAGCCATTATCAAAGCGTTTGTTCCCTGTTCAATATAATCTGGAAGTGCTTTCCACTGTGCTTCAAGAACTTTGTTGTTTTCTCTTCCATAAAGGATTTTTTCTACGATGTCGTATGGATACAAGGTTGAAGCATTGATTTTAACTTCTCCTTTATCAGCTTTATTGATAAATTCGCTGAATCTATCTGGATCATGCTTTGCAAAGGCTCTACGATAAATCATCATTGCACGGCTTGGAACTTCTGGATATTTAATCTCGTTCCACTTACCGGCAGACATGAGGCTTTCAACAACACCTATCTGCTTTCTCATGCTGCGAATGATTCTCTTAAAGTTATAAACCGGATAGCCTAACTTCTGTGCAGTCAGAATTCCTAATTTTCTAGTCTTTGCACTACTTGCATCAGCTGTTTTAATCCATTTAGCAAGCAGAGAAATTGCTTTACCCTCATTAAGATTCTTCAAATCTTCTTCGAACTGATTCTTCATGGCTTTCCACATATCGTCTTCCAGTGGTGTTCCAATCAATTCGTAGAGATCATCGTATCTTCCAAATACTCCAATCAAATCAAGATTCGGTCTAAGTGCTTCTGGATGATGTTCTGCCATATAACGGATAATGGTTCGGAAAGTTTTTCTTTCTCCAAGTCCGCAACGAATATCTCTTGCATAGAAAATTATCTTTGTTGCAAAGAGCTTATCCTGTGCATACGCTTCTGAGAACAATGTAGTGATTCTATTCTCATCGGCATCTCTTAATGCGCCAATAGTTCCGAATAGATCAAGTCTTGCATCACTTGTGGTGTTCAGTGCGACTGCGCCATTTTCAGTTCTTGTAAACTTGCTTTCTTCTTTCATTGCATTTGCAAAATCCATGTTCTTCTCCTTTCAGGACACAAAAAATAAAATGAATTATAAAATATTCGCATAAGATTTTATTTAAGAAATAAGTTGCTGTAAGTGTCCCATATTTTTTTCATGATGCTTTTGGTTTTCATAATTAGCAGTTATGTCCAAATGATTGCTGTAAGCACCACATAAGTGGCAAGGGGTGGACTCGAACCACCAACACGTACCTTGTAATGGAAAGAATTGCTGTAGAAGTCACGAACATGACTTACAATCTTTTACTGCTCTACCAATTGAGCTACCTCGCCATATTTACCGCTTATAACGGTCAGACAATGCCTGAATTGAGTTTCGCCTTTTTGCTATAGTGTAAATCCACCTGAGGCATAGACCGCCTGTATACAAACAACTTAACTCTAAGCGGATTAAGTTGCAGGAGGCGGATTCGAACCGCCGTTCTCAAGAATATGAGTCTTGTGAGATTCCACTTCTCTGCCCTGCCTTGTGTGGATTTTCAGCGTATTTGTACCGGCAATCCACAAGCCGACTGTTTCTTACATCTCGGACAGCATCCTCATATCTCATATTCAGATGAGATAATGGGAGAAGATGGAGTCGAACCACCCGAGCCCGAAAGCAACAGATTTACAGTCTGCACCGCTACCTCTACGGAATATTCTCCCAAAACCCGGGCACCCCGGGTTAGCAATATGTTTATCGTGTTATGCTTTCCACTAGGCTGTTTTATGCCGTGCCAGCCCCACGAAGTTGTTTCGGATATTATTATGCCTTTTGACTTTATGTTTCTTGAAAACTCCCTTGTCATCAATGCGCGCTTGTGATGGCTTATTGAAACTAAGAAACATTTATCGGACGGGAAATCAGATCAAGCACAAGCCTATGCCGTTACATACCTTTGCTCATTCTGATTCACATACGCTCATCCGAAAGTTTTTTCTGCCCATAAAACGGATGGGTAGCATACGGAAGAAATGGAAATTCTGAGATTCGAACTCAGGACTTCCCGGTTATGAGCCGGACGTTCTAACCGCTGAACTAAATTTCCTGAGTAGAAGCAGTATCCCGGATTGCAGATTTTGAGTTGATTTGCTTCTACTGTTGCGGTTCTTTGCCACCAGCCGCAACAAAGGTCATGGCAAAATAGAGTACCTCGTTTTTACGAGGATTCCCATCCGGGACATTTGAAGCCCCTTTAATCAGCTCCGTTGAGCTAGATGGGTTTTCGTCGGAGGGTCTATGTAAAATAAACCATTGCCAGGTACATGCGCAACCTAGCAAGCTGGGCTAGTGGGGTTCGAACCCGCGAATACAGCAGTCAAAGTGCTGTGCCTTACCACTTGGCGATAGCCCTAGAATCTTTCTCCCACTCCGCACCATCACAAAAGTAGGAGAAAGAATTGAGTGTGTGATAATATTTTTATTATGTGCTCTACAATTGCAACACAACTTATGTGGAGAATTCAGCAATTTAAATAACTAAGTTGTTCTCTTTTTTGTAGAGTCATATTTGCTAAATCGGATGTCTCGATCGTTTGCTTGCGTACCGCTCCACTACGGGACAAGCGTATCCTTTCGCATTGTTTATATGATTAACCCGTTCTTCGATAATGAACAGGATAATCTGCATCGGAAATGCTAAAAGCATATTTTTACCTCGCTGTGCAAATCAAAACTGTATTAAGTATCATTCCTGCTTCCATCAGCAAGAAGAATGCTGTGGAAAATTGATTGCCTTTGTAATTCCGGCTCATTAAAAATGCAGCTAATGTAGTAAATATCAGAATATTAATTGCTACTGCGATAATGGTTAATGGTAATCTCATTGTTCCTCTCCAATCATGAAATTAAGTATCTTCTCTGCGATTTCTTCTTCCGGCTCAAATGGTAATCCACAGTAATTGTAATGCTCTAAGGCCGATTTTAGGCTTGCTTTGAAGCCGTGGTAAATTTCCCCGTGTTGTAACAGTTCGTGCCTTAAAACTGAAATTGCATCAGTAATTGATTGAGAAGTAAAACTAATTTGTGCCAAGCACTCCACTTCAATATCCGGTTCTGCCATCATCTCGAATACAAATGTCGGAACCTCGTCAACAGCAACATGGAAATCAACAGACTTTACTCTTGGGACTTTATTCCCATCAATAAAACACTGCGTACCTCTCCAATCATACGGACTCGGATTTATAATTTTCACAACAGGCATCTTTGAATCCCCTTTCCTGCGCTTTGCAATACGTCAGAAGATGGTCTGCAATCTCCTGAAGCTGATTTGTGTCGTATTTTGCGAAGGTCTGTGATCCTTTATTCCGTAATGGTGATAACGGACCGAAATTGTCAGGTTCAACAGTTATCGTTGCATTAATCAGCATGGACGCCACGTCAATTGGTTCGTCTGGAAGCGATGCATCTTCTTTCTTTTCTGATTTTGTTTCCGCTTCAACATCATTTCCTTTTAATTCGACTTTTTCCCAAGTATTGCCAAAATCTCTGGTGTACCAGAGATTTTCTCCCTGAACTTTTATCATATTTTCTCTTTTTTCGAATTTCTCATCAGATCCGGCATAAATTTCAAGATATGTATTATCTTCATGCGTTTCGAAAAAAATGTAATATCTTTTCATGCTTCCTCTACCTCCCCAAAATATTTCTTGTACAATTCATAATCGTTTTTCCCGAGTAAGTCTTTGACTGTATATTTTTCCTCTATACGAAGATCGCTATATGTAGTAAATACTTTTATATCCCGAATGCAGATTCGCTCGCCCTCAGAAATTTTACCACTAACACGTTCCGTATCTTCATCAGCAGAAAACCATCTTCCGTTTTTTGTCAAAAAATAAGTCCTGCATCTTGATCTACCAAAACAAATACAATTTACGCTTGTTGGATCACTAAAAACCTTTTCTGCTTTTGATGTGTCGTATAACCTACCGTCTTCCAGAACGGATTCATTGTGGCTTATTATATCAATCTCGTTATTTAAGATAATCTTATCTGAAAGATTCTGGCTTTCATCCTGTACGGTCAAATCGCCTTTTTTATTTTTGAAAAATTTTTCGAATATCGACATTTGCTTACCTCTTTCGGAAATATTCTGCCAGGGCTTCCCTTGTGATCTGTGATATACTTTTGCCGGTTCGGTTCTTCTCAGCTATGAGTCTTTGTTCCAGTTGGTACGGCAACCGGATTCTGATTGATTCACCTTCGAGTTTATTATTTCTCATAAGCAGTGTCCTTAACTAACAATCTCAATCGGGCATCCAAGTTGTTTTTCCAACTCGGCAATAGTAATCTTTCTTGGTTTCATTACATCAACATCAACACGCTGAATAATGCCTTCTGGAGCTTTCGCAAGTCCTTTGCCAGAAAATTTATCTATTCCCTCATTTGCAAATATGCTTAAATGCTCATATCCATAAGCTCTGCACCATCTTGTAGCTGAATCAACAATTTTTCTTAATTCCGTTTCAGGATCACCAAACAAATCCGTGTAAGAAATAGCCTGGTCAAATTCTGCATGGCTTATCGTTGCTGGAATTAAAATCTGCTTATATGGACTTCCGATAAATCTAAAGAATCTGTTAGTAATTAAAGCTTTTTCGCCTTTTGGTAATCCAAACCCTTGTGCCACAGCTTTTTTAAGTAACTGTTCTGATTCTAAATCACTTTTTGTAGTAATAGCCTTGTTTGTAAAATCAATCATCCTTTTCCTCCCCTAAGATTTTGTATAATGTTCCTCTGGAAACTCCAATGATCTCAGCGAATTGAATTTTTGTAATCTCACCATTCTGCCATCTGGCTTTAGTATCTTCAAAGAGTTTTTTGTCAATCTCTTTCTTTGCACGTCCTTTATACTTGCCCCGAGCTTTTGCAATTGCAATACCTTCTTTCTGACGCTGACGGATATTTTCCCTTTCTCTTTGTGCTACATATGAAAGAAGCTGCAAAACAATATCTGCGATCAGGGTTCCCGTCAAATCCTTGTTCTGTGAAGTATTGAGCAATGGCATATCTTGTACAATAATATCTGCTTCAATCTCTTTTGTGATTTTTCTCCATTCAGTAATAATCTCTTCATAGTTTCTTCCAAGTCGGTCAATCGAATGAATTACCAGCACATCTCCTTTATGCAGTTCTGAAATCATCTTCTGGTACTCAGGACGGTTAAAGTCTTTGCCGGATTTCTTGTCCATGTAAATTCTATCAACTCCATCTTCTCTCAGTGCTTCCATCTGTCTTGCTTCATTCTGATCTACTGTTGATACTCTTGCATATCCTATCTTCATATATACACGCCCCCGTTTCTTTATGGTTTAATTATACACCATAGGGTGTGCTATATCAATAGTAAAATACACGTTTAAGTGAATTTTGTTTGATTTTTATAACATTTGCGTTTATTATGTAGATAGGAGGTGTTGTCATGGTATCTCAAAAAGTTAAGCAAATCATGAAGCTGAAGAAAATAACAAATGTTCAAGTGGCTGAGCATCTAGGTACTTCGCCACAAGCACTTGCAAACAAGTTTTCCAGAGAAACGCTTTCTGCAAATGAGCTTATTGCAATTCTGGATTTTCTTGGATGTCAGATTGCCGTTGAAGCAATCCCAGATGTTATCGTGAAATTTAATAGTGACGATTTGAAAAGGGAGCCGTAATGGTTCTCTTTTTTTATGCTCTAATCAGGCCTTGTCATTGAATATCTTGACTACCATTTTGGTACCCGAGGCCTGTCGCTACATCTATACCAGCAAACTACGGATTACCGTCTGTTATTACAGTTCTTACATTTCCAAATTCAGGATTGCTAAAAATTATCATTTCATTCATTCTTCATACCTACCTTTTCTGGTATTGCCTTTTGTTTTGGCAGAGAAACCATTAAGGCTTACGGCTTGTCGTGTTGCAACCACTATCTCTGCCATGTTGGGGGTTTGTTATTAAAAGGGCGTTTTTTAAAATTTCGGGTGGTCGGGGCACTCATTAGGCCGTTCGGGGCGTCCATATACACCCCCTCCCGGGTCTGTTCCTGGTGACGCTGACCGGGCAACCCTTTGCCCCATGGGTTCCCGTTGTCCCGGTCTTAACGCTGTTTTTCGGATGCCTTCGGCAGTAGCCAAGGAGAATTTCTATGCTTTTCTTCGTCATATTGCACAACTTTTCACGTTTCCGCATGTGTGCATTATGAGTACACCCTAAAAGAACATTGAGCATTGCTACATATTGTGTACTAATCCCAGAGAACACAACGTATTGTTATAGCTCCGGCTTTTCCATCTCTGGAAGCTCTAAGACGTCCTTGTACTTGTCCGCAATCTGCTGTGCTGTCTGCTGTGGTATGCCCTGCTGCTGTCCTGCTGGAATTGGCGCCGTTTCCGCCATGCCGTAAGCTACTTTGCAAGCAAATATTAAGTTGGCATTCGTTCCGTCCTGGTTGTGTAGCTTATCCAGTGCAAAGGCTCCGCACGTTTCTTTCCATTTTTTCACCGTTATGCCATGTGTTGAGGCGGTTCTGTAGTCTCCGTTCGCCCAATCGCTAAACGTCATGTTATTAATTCCAACTAATATTCCAAACATTTGTAAAGTAGGTGATATACTATATCTACCACATACACGTATATATCTGTCTCTTATACACATCTCCGAGCCCACGAGACTAGCGCTCATCTC